GAAGAGATTTACTTATACGTAAAAGATGTCTATAAGAAGTGTCCCAAAAGAAATTAAGGAGATCCTGATAGGTATTAGTAAGGAGAAATCACTCCCTTATAAGCTTATAGAAGATGTATTCTTCCACGAGTTTGAGTTCCTCGCTAAGATGATGGAACAGGGAGATAAGGGTAATTACGGTTCGTATGAGAATGTTCTGTTAAAGGAATTTGGATCATTTATCGCGAACGAGAAACACATTAATAAATTAGAGGAAATAAGAAATGCCAACCAAGAGAAAGATAACGAGATTTGCGAATGATGATATGTATGACATAGTCTACATAACTGACCATGAAATGATTATTAATGAGGATAGGGAATACATCTTTAGAAGGACTATAATGTATGTTCCCAAGAGTAATTTCGTAGCAAAAATCATGACAATATGATAGGAGCTTATTATAAAGGTAATAACTTCTGGGAGGAGTTTCCAGCCCTTAGGGTAATAGATGTCTTCGATACATTCTACAGATCAGATAATACGAAGAAGAAAGAACACTCTTCTAATGTTATGTGGGCGATTGCTTTCTGTTTAAGGAGAGAGTCACCTATGTATAATCTGCCAGATAAATGGGAATTGTCTGCTAGGGATATTATTATAAGCAAGAACTTTGATTGGGATGCTCACGAATACCTTGTGTCTATGTTTAAGCAGACTAGCATGACGCAGGCTGAACGATCTCTGTTAGCATGGGAGGAACTCATGTATAAGAGGGATAAGTATCTTAAAGGGCAGGAATATTACTTTGACCAGTATATGGTTGATGAGGGTGGAGATAATGTAAAGAGCAGGACTGGTCAGTTTATAACTGTAAAGGGCACTGCAGATCAGTTGGATAGGGCCTTTGGAACAACACCAAAGATGTTCTCTGACTTTATCAAGATCAAGAAGGAGTTGGAGGATGATGAGATTAAGCGCGGCAAGGGCAATAAGCCTAGGTCAGTTAGTGATACAAACGAGATATAATGATTAGTAATAGTAATTTTTTGTTGGATGAGATCCCGTCATTTCATGCTATATCACAGCATTATGATAGGACTGCTTTCTGGAAGAAGCAAAAAGCATTATGTATAGAGGGTTGCTGGGTAGGTGGTAAATGGATGCCTGGCACTCTTTATTACTATTGCAACTTCCACACGATTAGATTTGAAGACGAGAATGCAGGATCTAGGAAGATTGGTAGGCCTTGGTTACGAGATATTGAATGGGAGAAAGCTTATGTCTATGAAGAGGCTATGGGCTTTTCTGGTTTTACAGGGGATACATTATATACATGCGACAGGAAATATGGACCTGAGAAAGAAAAGGCTCTTCGGTTTGGGTGGATAACACAACCAGAGCTTGATATGAAGATCTACATACATGCGCGAGATTATCTTAGAAAGATACATCCAGCTGATATGGGAAAGCCATTATATAAGAACCAAGCCAAGAATGTCATTGACTTAGAGGCTAGGGGTGGTGGTAAATCATATTGGTCTAGTGCGCTAATTCTCCATAACTTCCTCTTCGATGGTGCATATGATTATGAGATGTATCTTGACAATAAGAAGAATAAGACACCGCTGACATCTGATACAGTTGTTGGTGCTATTGAAAGTAAATACTCTGATGACTTGCTTAAGAAGGTCAGGATAGCTATGGAGCATCTCCCTGATAAGCAGTTGATCAATAATGAGGCATATCCATCACCTCTCTTTGTGAACTTCACTGGATCTCTTGCGTCAGGCAAGACCCTTAGTTCAACAGGAGGCTCTGTTATTAATCATCGAACATTCATGGATGATCCATTAGCAGCTAACGGTACACGACCTAATAAGGCCTTTCTTGAAGAGGTTGGTTTCATGAATAATATCATTGAGGTATGGGGAGCTCTTGAGGCAACACAGGCTTCATCTGACTATAAGAACCTTGTCATTTATGGACTAGGAACTGGTGGTCTTAGCACGCATGGCGCAGTTACTTATACGAAGGAAATCTTCTATAATCCAGATGAATTCAACTGCCTTGCATTTGATGACATATGGGAGAATAAGGGGAAGATAGGTTATTTCATCCCTGGCACCCACACGATTAATAAGTTTAAGAAGGGCCCCGACATGATCACTGACGAGGCCAATGCTAAGATATATATTGAAGAGGAGATTGACAAGGCTAAGAAGTCTGGGAATAGGCGTAGGTATATGGCAGAGATCATTAATAAACCTACCAAGCCATCAGATATATTCTTAACAGTAGAGGGCAACTTCTTCCCAATTGACGAGATACGCGAGCAGTTATCTACTCTAGAAACAAAGACTAGGATCCTTGAGGCGTCATGGAAGGTGGATTTTAATATTGTCGCAGGGAAGGTAGAATGGAGACCTTCAGCGAAGCCAGTTCTTAGAGAGTTCCCACATAGGCGTGGAGACGTCCTGGATACAGCTGTAGAGGTCTGGGAGCTTCCCAAATGCACAGAAGGAGATAGGCCTCCTTATGGTAGGTATATAGCCTCCCTTGACCCCGTAGACAACGATGGAGGCGATGATGTTGATCACTCACTCCTTAGCGGCTTTGTTATGGATAGCTGGACAGATAGGATCGTTGCAGAATATACTGGAAGGACTAAGATCACTGAGGAGTTTTATGAGCAATGGAGACGTTGTCTTATGTTTTATAATGCTCTGTGTAACTATGAAAGGAACCTTAAGGGATTCTATCCTCATATGAGGAACCAGACTTCCCTGCATTACCTCTGCGATCAGCCTGAGATTCTCACAGAAAGAGGACTTGCGAAAGTCCAAAGCGTAGGGAATATGACAAAGGGCACACATTGTAGCACTGGTATTATTAACTGGGGAATAGAATTGCTATTAAAATATATTACTGAGAAGGCATATGATCAGCCATTTGTAGAAGAAGGAGGAGATGAAGCTTTCTCTATCAAGAACTTAAGCACTATCAAATCACCAGCACTGTTACAGGAGATGATTGCGTATAACAGCGATATCAACGTTGACCGTATCTCATCTATGGTTCTTTTGATGATTCTAAGGGAAGATAGGATTAACCTATCTAGGAATGCCCTGCAAAAGAATGTGTCAGTTATCACTCAGAATAAGTTCTGGGACAAGGCTTATAAGAATAAAGAGTTACAACAGCACAAAAATAGCATGAAATTTAGGACATAAAAATTACCAAATAATAGAGTGGATTCAAGCAAAGTATATAGGAACAAAAAATAATTGTCAAAATATTTTGATATTATAATAAATTTTCTTATCTTCGCACAAAATTTTTAATATGGATGTTTTAGGCGCATATAATCAAATATTCTTCCCACAGCAGAAAGTTTCTACTGCAAAAAAGACTGATCTTTTTTACAAGAAATGTATTGATGCTTGTGAGACGATGCTCTATTATAGGAGTGGTCTTAGTAGGACCAAACAAATAGATATAGAATCTAATCTTAACGTGTATAAGGGGATAGCTATTCCAGATGACATGGAGAAGATGTTTAACCCTATGGATCTTGATGGGATTACATTCCCCTCAGAGACAAGGAATTACCCAATATGTGCTCCAAAGATCGACCTGTTGGTTGGTGAGGAGTATATGAGACGTGACTCATGGAACGTAAGAAGTATGAATGAAACAGCTGTCTCTGCTAAGCAGGATCAGCAGATGGAGATGCTTCTTGGCCTTCTTCAGCAGGAACTTACTAACTTAGTTGAGGATAAAACTAATGAAGAAGAGGTACAGAAGAAGATACAAAAGATGGGTAAGTATCTCAAATACAACTGGAAAGACGCTAATGAGCTTACGGCAAGTAGGCTTATGTCATACATATATAAGGAACAAAACCTTAAGAAGAAATTTAATGATGGCATGCTTGACCATCTAGTTACCAGCAGGGAGATATATAGGGTTGACGAAGTAAATAATGATGTTCTTGTAGAAAAGTGCGATCCTCGTCAGATCCATATTCTCGGATACACCAATGATTTTAAGGTTGAGGACGCAGACGTAGTGATACAGATCCATTATCAACCTGTTGGTAAAATCATAGACGAGTTCTACGACTTCCTTACAGATGACGATATTAAGTATCTTGAGGGTGGTATAGCCGTTAAGAGGGATGAGGGAGTGTTGAATTATAACTATGTAAACCCAAGACTCTACTTCCCAGTGAACCTTAGTGA